TACTCTGCATCTTTTTTCTTCCTTTTAGAAGAAACCTGGGGGATTTTATAATCAGTTGGTTTCTGTATATTATCTTTATTCTTGGGATTTTGGCAACTCCAACAATATTTACAATACTTGAATCCCCCATGGTTCTTCCATATAACGGTTTCTTTTCCACAACCGTCACATTCTTTAAGTTTCATAGTAGTTCTTCTGGAAACTCACCTTTAGTCTTAGTTACTGCAGGAGTCTCTCCACTTCTAAATAAAGCTTTAAAACCATCTCGGAAACCTCTTGCTATGTAACAGCTCTGAATAATTACACCCTTTGGAATAACAATATACCCAATAAGATCAGTATGATACCTATCTTCATTGTCTATAAAACTCATAGATGAAGCATAGTAATCATCTTTGTTTACATAAATAAGCCAATGAGTCTTTGTTTTCCAAATAACTCTTGCTTGAACTTCATCTATAGATGCATTAAACCCAGGTCTATCTCCACCTCTTCTGTCATAAAATGTTCTCATTGTTTTAGTTTTTAGTAGTTTTTAATCTTGGTAATGTTACTGGTGCTTCCTGTAAACTTAAAAAGTTTTTAGGAAGAATACCTTCCTCTATAAAAATAGTGATAATCTTATCTTTACCAATATTTAAATCTTTAAAAGTTAAAGTATTTTTAAACTTATCATCTGTCTCCGTCATACTAAGTAATGCATCTGTAATTGCACTCTTTGGAAATAATGTTTTAAAGATAAAGTTTGTATACTCTATACTAGCTTTTTGTTTAGCAACATTTAAAACAACCTGAGCTCTTTTGTACACATTAAGTATACGTTGTTTCTTTTTACTACACATAGTAGTAAGTTCTTGCTCTGTAAGTGCATTTAAACCATACAAAGCTCTTTTGTATAGGTAATTCTGATATAGAGAATACCTATCTTGTTCATATTGCATATATGTGTTCCCACCTTGCAATTGATAATTTCTAACGTCTTGTTTTAACTTTTCCATTTTATACATAATCATCAAATTTAAAATCATAAAAAAAGAGGGGATTTCTCCCCTCCATTAACCAAACTAATATTTATACTATCCTTCAATAGTGAAGTCTTCATCAGAAGAAGTAAGAACAGTAGCTTTAGAAGCTGCATATGCTGCACGTAATTGTTCAATATTATCATGCTCAATAGTAGCATCTACTGCTGCTTCATTAAAAGTAAATTTAGTTCTACGATAGATAGGAAGCCCACCTAAAGTACAAATAATACCTGTCTCACCTGCAATTTTAAGGTCACGCTCAGGATTTTTTTTGTTAAATGGAGTCAAAGACTCTTCAATAACAATTTTACCATCTAATGCTTGACCACCATAAAGATTCATTGCTGTTAAATCTTCAATAAGTGCAGGCATTAATGCAGTAATAGTTTTTCTACGTGCAAAACCATTATCATCAATCATTGTTCTGGTTTGTTGTACACGAATATAACCATATTCAGAATTATTTTCTGATACGTTAACTACTGCACCTGTTTCATCTGCTGTTACAAAAACTTTAGAGTTCATCTTTTTTAATTTTAAAAAGTTAATAAATAAATAGATTTTTGAGTAGATTTTACTATATCTTTAGTTACTCAAGCTAAATGATAAGTATGTGTATTGCAAATCGCGATAAGCAATACTAGTTATCCAAAGAATCAGATAAGTCAATGATATCATCAAATGGTAAATCATCTGATGGTATATCATTTAAGTCATAGTCTTCCATAGGAAGGAATTCTATATCGATACATTTTTCTCTCCTGTTATTTTCAACAGCAGAGCCGGTAAAAGGATCCCTAATATGTTCACCATAATCTATAGACATGAGGTATTGTATGTCTTCATCTGTAAGACTCAAGTATTCCTCTATTGTGAGGTGAACTACTTTCCCATTAGGGAGTTGATATAACATTACCTGCATAAATATGCAAGTAAATATATAGTATTTATATTAATTGGGTGATTTAAACCAATAATATTTAGCAATATATAGCTAAACAATAAAAGGGGATATTACTATCCCCCATTATTTGATCAGGAAAAGCGTATCATAGACACACTTTTTTTTAGTTCTAGTCATTGTTTTTTCTGTAGTCTAATATCTTGTTATATAGACCATCATTGAAATGTGTAAACCATTTTTTATTAGTAATTCTATTAATAACTCTAGGTTTTTCATTTTTTGGTCTGTTAATAGTATATTTTATACCTTGTTTAACCAATTGGTTATCTTGATCTTTAACTGTAATAGCAAAGTTAAATCCCATGACAGATGTTATAAGTTTTTCATTGTAATCCATATAGGTGATTTTAGTTAATAAATAGTGATTCTGCTTGGATTCGAACCAAGGGCCTATTCTTTCATTGTTCTTGTTGTTTAAAGTTGCAATCCTTCTGGATATTTTGTTTTTACTTTTTGGATTTCACCACCTTTTGATATAGTAGATTCACCACAATTTTTACATTTTGTATTAGGTATAACATTTTGATAATAATAAAAATCATCATAACTATCCATACTTTCATCTATATCAATATGATTACAGAATTCGCATTGATACTTTCCTTGAAAGTCTCTTCGGTGTTGAGTAATTACTTCAATTAATTTCATAGTTCTTGTTGTTTAAAGGTTTCGTTAAATTCTTTTATAGACTTATTCGTTCTACCCATACTATAGGCTTCTTTAAGTCTTTCATTCTCCATTTCTTTGGCTTGGTTTAAAACATTAGATAATTCATTAATCATTTGATAAACTGATATATTACCTTTTGTTTTTTTTATTTCTAATCGCATTGCTTCTTCAGCATACCATTCTACTGCTGTTTGTTGTTTTTCTGTTTTCATTGTTCTTGTTGTTTAAATGTTAATAAATTTTTTCGCACCATACCCAACAATCATCTTTTAGTTGGTATCCTTCAAGGTCAAACCATCCCAGCCCATCCTTGTATTCGGCTAATACTTTAAAGCCATCTTTGTGTGTTAGTTCAAACATTGTTCTTGTTGTTTAGTTAATAAATAAAAAAGCCTCTATATAATTAGAGTCTGTTGTAGTTCCACCTGGACTCGAACCAGGAATACAAGCTTAGAAGGCTAGTGTTATATCCCTTTAACTATGGAACTATTAAATAATCCTTTGCAAAGTTGACACCTTTTGTTTGTTTGTTCTTAGTTTCTTCAATTCTAAGAGTTACACCTTTATCAAACTTAGTGTGATCAACATAATATACAGATGATGTTTGAGGACAATAGATAGCAATTAGATCAATCATATTCTTATCTATTTCATTGATGTGAACACCTTTTGAATCAGAATATGAACTTCTAAAAGTTACACTTACTGAACCATTCTTAATTTCTCTATATTTAACAGATACTCTTAATAATGTTCCCTCATTCTTTACAGCTATTAAATCAAAAGGTAAATGTTCCGATAATGGTAAACATACCTGAATTCCTTTTGATAATAAATCTGCAATTACATTACCTGTACCTCTATCTCCTTTGTCTTTTGTATGATGTTTCATAATATATTGTTTCTATAAAGATACAAAATAATTATGAGACCACCAAATACCTAAGCAGTTGCTCTATCCAACTGAGCTACAGAACCAAATAAAACAGACTATTACACCTTTTGTCTGTTCATTGCGGTTATAGGTGCACGCATTGTTTAATAATATTAGTTTCTTTCTATAGAAACACTAATTTTTCCGTTTTCTATAATTTTTTCAAGAATAAACAAGTTTAATTCCATGTATTTCATGGACCTTTTAAGTGTTTTCATGTTTGTTCTTCCTAAATCTAATACTTTTTCTAATTCACCAACTGCATGTGGAGTAAGAATAGTTTCTACAGTTTCTTGATTAGACTTTAAGTGTTTTCTCCAATTATATTTTGGTTTTTCTACTGTTACTTCTACAGAAACATTTTTTCTTTTTGTGTAACTTCTTTTTGGTTTTTCTACCTTTTCTGTTTTTCTAGCCATTTTGTTTTAAGCTTTGGTTAATAAATATATTTAAACTATTTCTTACAGGATAATCCATACAATTAAAATAGCAACAAGCATGATTAATGCATATGATGCTATTCTGTAAGGTAATATCCTATTTTGAAATTCTAATTGATCCATCAGACTTTCAATTTTATAATCTATGTCTGATATTGTAACTGCAATTACGTCAGCATCTTTTCCATAATAATTTTGTCTTATTAAATTGCTTCTTTGTTTGCGTAGCTCAGTAATTCTGTCTTTTAATTCTTTTCTTGTCATTTTAAAATGGTAAATCTAAGTCAATAATTTGTTTATAATCTTCCATACCTAATGCTCTGTCTAATAGTTCTTGTTTCTGACATGCAAGTTTGTGTATTTTAGCATTAAGTTGATATACTTTTAGTTTTTCAAACCACATGATATACTTTTCACTGGATCTTGTGTTCCAACTTACAACACCTTCTATTCTATAGAGACGTGGATTCTTTCTGCTACTGCAGTACATGACATTGAAATCATATTCTTTTCTAATTTCAGCAGCATCTTCAGGTGTAAGATTCATGTTAAGTTTAATCAGAGTGTGAGTACCAAATGAATGGTACCCAAAAGGGACAGTTTTATTCATAAGTTTATTTTTAAGTTGTTAATCATAATATAAAATCATAGTCACCTAGTGACAAGAATATATAGCTAAAGTCAAATTCAAATACTAAGTCAAAGGCCTTCTCTTCTTCAAAGGCAAATACAAATACTAAGTCTCAATGTTAGTCAATTGCATATAATGCATAACCTGTCTAACGTGGGAGTTCTATCTCAGTTTTTATAGTTTGAAGAGAAGCGGTAATTATTAGTAATTTTAATTTTATAAGTGGTATCACCACAAACTTTATTAAAAAAATTCTTGTCACTAGATATAAAGAATAGAGGAATCAGCTTGTGCCTATCCCCTACTCACCTAGTATCAGTACACTATTTTTCAGATGTCATGAACAAGTCAATAACTTTCTGAAATCTAGGATCAACATTGATTCTCAATGCTGCAGCAGCTTTAACATTCAACTCTCGTTGACTATTAAATTCCATGGTAAGTCTAAGCATCTCACCTTTGTATGCATCCATAGCAAGAGTATATTCTCTGTTAAGAGCTTCTTCTTCCTGCATGAAAATAGCAGCTTTGTCTGCATTTTCTTTCTGGATACGTGCATTCTCATCACTAACCAGGTTCTTAACCTTAGCTTTGAAATAGTTTACACGCTGTTCATACTGACGGTGTTGTTCAGCAATCTCCTCATGGATTTCTAATAAATCCTGAGAATGATGATGCTTAGTAATCTTAACCGGAGTTTTCTTACCATCTTCTACATTGAACCATTCAATGCTGGGCATGTTAGATAACTCTCGTCTAAGATTAGACAACTTACCATTCTTATGGATAAATTGACCCAAGTGAGCTGCCATAGCTTCTGCTTGCAAATACTCTGAGTATTCTGCATCAGATAACTGTGACCATCCCCATGATTCATTCACATCATGAACAATATCATAGTCAGTTGCATACTGTCTCTTAGGTTCCACAAGATGAGAGAAATCAGGACGTGTGTTCTGAACTCTTTCTATCTCTTCATCCTTAGCCTTAACAGCTTCCATAAGAAATGCTTGGCAAGCATGAAGATCACCCTTGAACTTTAATTTCTCAAGGATATTATCCGGAATCACAGATGGCTCTTGCATCACATAAGACTGCTTATCTATAACAATAGATTTACTGCAGTTATTATAAGATTCCAACTCACGTTGAATCTCAATAGCATTTTGATTGCACAAGTTAGATACTGATTGTGCTTGGGACATGCTTAAACCCTTGGTAGATAAATTTCTCATTGTTTTTTGTTTTTGAGAGTTAATAAATAAATTGATTTTTAAGTTGTTTACCCCTCTGCACTCAGTTGTAATATTTATCTGGTTTACTATCTTGATATTATCTCAAGCCTCTCCACCCCATTAGATATTACAACTGCCTGACCTTGGGAATCAGGAATGGTGCATTAATAAGAGCAGTTTGTCTACATGCTCAGGTATACGCAGAATATCACTGCCTTTCTATTGGTGCCCTGATAAGAAACCAATCCTATCAGGGCTAACTGTTACAGCCGTTGAAGTTTTCTCATAATATCCATATAACCACCACAGTTATATCCCAATTATAATACTAAACTTGTCTTTGAATCTGTTGGTTAAACAGTTAAGGGAATAAAAGACACTGTATAAAATCCCTTTGCGCACTCTCACAAGGTTGCAATCCTTGAATTTGATAGCCTCTGCATATTACTATGCTTCATATGCTACTATCTTGGTATTATATCCACACGCTCAGCATAACTGATTGTGTTTACCTGCTTGGATGAGAGTATAAATAAAGCTAGCAGAAATTAATCTGCCAGCATTGGTGTTAACATACATGCCCAAAATAGACATGACATACCAATAGAAGGGAGTATATCATGTCCCATGGACATAAGAACTCCCATAAATGTGCCTAGTAACGTGACACCAAACAAGTAAGGTCCTATTTGTTTCATACTAGCTTCATTTAGTTTTCTAATGGATATTGTTGTAAATGCTCATTGATTTCTTCAGTGGTCATATATCCTTGAGGATCATACATGTTTCTTGTATCCCACATTTCAAAGGTTCTTACACCATCTCCATGCAGGCCAAAACCACCACCAACAATACTGATGAATGTTTCATCAGGTGTTTCAATCAACCATTGTTTTGCACCTGGAATAATTTGATGAGACTTTCCAGTAAAGTCTTCAGGAAACTTTAATACTTTCATAGCTCAACAATTAATTCAGGAACATTATCTTTACCTAGTATTCTCTTTACGGTCTTACCATTAGAATACTTCACATATTGAACCACTGCAAACCTGCCTTGGAACAATTCAATCATAGTTTTAAAAATCATAATAAATAGATTTAGTTAGTTTATTTTTTTGAGGACTTGCCTGTGCTAGGTACACAGGACTTGATTAATTAAGTTAAAGTAATATTGATTGTGCTCAATATAAAAATTAGACAAGAGTATAACAATATCCTACATTGTTACTAGACCGCTGAGTCATCACTTGAATAAACTGAATTCCACTTCAGTCAGCTATATTCTCCCAAGTGGAATCTTGTGAAGGAGAATAGATAAATGACATACCACATATTACTGCTGTGGTCAACAGGATCACACTGCCAGATTGCTCCCGTGTATAAAACTGTCTAGTTTAAATTAAACTCACATAGCTTTATCATTATGCTATATGTAAAATACCTGATTTTTAAGTCTGCACTAACTTTGGATTCATATCACTGCAAATGATATGTTAGTACTATACTCTCTTTGCAGGAGAAATATAGAACCCAATAGTAGCCCCACAGGTTTGTCACTGTTTACTAACAGTAATGAACTTTGCTTGACATCAACAACCCCGTCAAGTATAAACTTGAGTGTAAACCGTATAGAGTGCAAAGGTTAAAAACTCCCCCTCAGTTATTTACAGTTGATGTACTAATTATTAAAGATTATCCATAGAGATAATGCTATCAAGGTCACTATATGTACCTTGATAAACATTACCTTGTAAAGATTCAACTTTAATATTGTTTTCAGATACTTCAAGGAAGTATTCTGTTTTAATGTGCTTAGAAGCTTTCGCGGGAGTTTCTTTCTTTACAATAACATGTAATACTACATGTATAAGTATAGAGAAGGAAACACATCCAAGTATAAAGCCTATAAGGAAGGAATCTCTATTACTCATGGCGCAAGAGAATAATCAGACATAGGTTTATTAGTCATATTTACTACCAATCCTACGGCAGGATGGTGGTATCTATGAAATTCCCGGAAGCCTTGTTTCTTTTTCTCTAGTATAAGAGACTCAATAGAGACATTACACTGTAAAGCATAATCCTCTGTAATAGTGATTTCTATAAGATCAATGTCAATAGAGTTCATAAGTATATATTGTTTTAATTGGTTACTAGGTTTAGCTATATAAAATCTATATAATACTAAAGTATTATAATACAATAATACAAGATAAGTAGAAGGTATAAAGTAGTAAGTAGTGATAATATACATAACATACAGATATATACATACTTATTTCCGCTTTTTGTAACTACTTGATTATCAATGCTAAAGTCTACTTGCTACACACGGTGGAGACAAAAGATTTTAATCAAAAAGTTAGAAACCTGAAACTTGATACATGCAAGTAGCAAGTATATTTCCTATACTTTGAGCCTATTAACTGTAAAATTTAAAACACAATGTTTAAAATAACTACACATTACTTGTATGTTTCTTGTATTAGCACTCTATAAAGAGTGCAATAGCAAATTATGTTATGGGCTAGAAGAAAGAGGGAATAGTTTCAGGTTTGAAAAAATAAAAGAGTAACCACGTTAGTGGCTACTCTTATTATTTTACTAAGACTACTTGTTAGGCTTAGTTCCTTTGGTAGGTGTTGTTTCAACATCTTCCAAATTAGCTTCTTCAGAAGCTTCTGATGTGAAGTCCTCTTCATCATCATCTTCATCATCAAGCAAGCTTGATGCAGATGAAGACACAGGTGTGCTATCAGCATACCTCTTTGCAGCTTCAGATGCAATGGCCTGACCTAAGTCAGCGCCTAAGCTCTTGGCAACAAGAGCATCAAATTGCAGGTCACTCTTATCAAGAGTGAAAGAACCTGCATTGTCACCCATTTGTACTTGGTACATTGGGTGCCATATGCTTCTTCCCGGTAACGGGTAAGAAGTGAAATAAAGTGGAACTTTATTTCCATTACTCAAGATGGGTTTCCCTTCTGGAGTAGATTTAAAAACAGGTTCGCTGTTTTTAAAGTTGTTGGCAACATATGTTGCTAACTCAGCTGAAGTGCCACGCACTTCATAGATGGCTAAGGTTCCACCTTTGCCAACTTTTAGAAATTTTGCTTGTAAAGCCATAATTTATAAATTAATTGATTTATCAATTTATGTTAAGGGCTAGAATAAAAGGGAAAAAAAGAAGAGTTAGAATAACTCTTCAGAAGACTTAGAAGATGTTAATCTTCTAAATCTTCGTCATAATGGAATGAGCCTGTCTCAATCCATTTTAGAACTTCGCCTGTATAGGCATGTTCTATACATGTACCATCTTCTAAGAAGATTGTATATGTCTCTCTCCCATCAACATCCTGTTGAGGGGTCACTGTGCCTGTTAACAGGTATAGTGCAAAAATTAATTTTGTTAGCATAATAAAATTGATTTTACTTAAAATGATTTCATTTTAAGTTAAGGGCTAGAAAGAGAGGGAAAAAAAAGAGGATATATAATATCCTCTCCAGCAATTACCGAAAGATATCTTTTCTTTCACCAAGGGTAATTGCATAGTAATCTTCGTCAGGAGTAGTGACAACAAGGAAACACAAGTGGTACCGTTGTCCATATCTCTTGACAAGATATGTTTTCTCGCCCTCAGTAAGCTGTGAATACCTGTAAGGTATGCGCCAGTCTACTGCAGGGTAGCCTCCTACATTAATAATTTTTAATGTAGGAAATTTGGGAAATTCAATAGAATTTTTCATAGATAATAAATTTAATTTATTATGTGTTTAGGGCTAGGCAATAAAAAAAGGGAATTTACTTCCCTTTTGAAAGGGAATTTACTTCCCTTTCTTGTTAGATGATGTAGGTTTACCTACCATCAGCTCACCATGAATGTATACTTGGTATACATAAGTGGTGCCTTTAGCAGAGGTAGTAGACTTAAAGTCACAAACATAGAATGTTTTGGCTTTTAGTTTAATGCCTTTGCATTTGGATTTAGCTATCACAAAAGGCTTCATGCCGTTGGGATAGAAAATCCAATTAGTTTTAGAATGAGGGTTAGATATAACCCGAGTGATAATACTATTCATAAGATATAATTTATAATTCTATATTATGACAAGGGCTAGCAGACCAAGCTGTCTTATGTCAGAGCCTGTGATGACATGACAGCTAGTGTGACATGCTTTGCATGGAACAGTCATAGAAACATTTCCTGCCAAGGAAATTTTCTTAGACAGATGGTCAAATTCATTTGGCCAGCTGGCTTGACTGGGGGGGTACCACCAGCCGAGCGGAGGGGTGGGGGCCCCTGGAGTGAGGATCCATCTCATCCTCTAATATGAAATATTTTTGGTGCCAAAAAAATTTTTTTGTATATTATATATGTAACCCACTAAATCAAATACATGGAGGTTAAAAAAACGGGTAGGAATGTGCATAACATATATCTTACCGGAAAGTCAGTAGAAGTTGCAATCTTGTCTGACGTACACTGGGATAATCCACACTGTGATAGAAAGCTTTTAAAAAAACATCTTGATTACTGTAAGGAGAATAACATACCTGTTGTTATTATAGGGGATTTGTTTTGTCTTATGCAAGGGAGGGGGGATAATAGAAGGAATAAGTCAGATATACTTCCGGAACATAACAATGCATTTTACTTAGATTCAATTGTGGATACTGCGGTAGAGTGGTTTACTCCTTATGCAGATATACTTACAGTGATTGGTTATGGTAACCATGAGACCGGGATCATTAAGTATCAAGAGACTGATGTACTCAAGAGGTTTGTTGATATGATGAATCTTAAGAATAATAGTAATATTCACACTGGAGGATATGGGGGATGGATAGTTTATCACTTAACATTTAGAGGTACATCTAGGAGTGTGTTTAAACATAAGTACTTTCATGGTTCTGGCGGAGGTGGTATTGTTACTAAAGGAGCATTAAATCTTACTCGTGCTTTAGAGACGTATGAGAATATGGAACTATTTACCATGGGACACATACATGAGAACTCATCCCGTAATGATGTTAGAGAATGTCTAGAATATTATAATGGTGTTTTTAAAATTAGACAAAAGACAATTCATCACTGTATTACTGGAACATACAAAGAAGAGTATGATGACGGAGCTTCTGGATGGCACGTTGAGAGAGGTGCACCACCAAAACCATTGGGTGGAAGAATAGTTACTTTATCTGTTAAAGATTTTAATGATTCAAAAAAAGGTATAAGAATGATTGAAAAAAAAGTAGATAGTAGATCTTTTCCAATTTAATTTATATATTTGTTTTGCTAAAACAAAAAACAGCAGCATGGGTCTGGAGGTGAAAGCCCAGGCCTTTGTTGTTTTTATTATATTTGTTATATGGAAAAATGGAAACTATTTACCCTATATGTATTAGGTGTATGTGTAGGAGTTGCTATTGGGTACATGATGCAGGGATGTAAGTCTACCCAGAAGTGTGATGCCTATAGTAAGTGTGCTAAATAATTTGTATATTTATATATGAAGAATTTTGACATGGGTAAGTATATAGTACTCATTGGTAATGATGCCACTGAAATATTTGATCATTATGATGTTTCAGAAATGCACGGACTAAACCGTAAAGATGCTCAGGCAGAAGAAGTAGACAAGACTAAGGGTAATGGAGTTTACATATATGGGTGGACTAACTATGATCCAGCTGATAAGAAGCTTACAGCTAAAGCTCCAAATAAACCTTTCTTGTTTTTGAACATGGGTGCTTTCAAGAATTATTCTACTACAGAGAAAGCAACAGCTGTTATGCATGAAACTATGCATATGAGTATTTTGTTAAATAACTGGAATATCAAGGACAAAGAAGAAGAAGTTATTACCTTTGCTGAAGAAGAAGCAAACAAGATAATTGAAAAGCTAGGTTTTAGCACTAAAGAACAACCAAAGAAAAACTTCTTTAAAAAATAATGGCATATATTGAACACAACTTTTTTCCTCTCAAAGTATTTGTTAGGAATGAGTACATGTACCAGCACCAGAAAGGTCATGGAGAATTTACACCAGGAATAGTAATATCAGTAAGGTGCATGCCAGGACAAGCTGCATTATTCCAGGTATTGTTAGAGAATGGTGTGCTTAGAGATAAGCTACCTAGCCATGCTCTACTGACAGAGCCAGAAACACCAGATCCAGATCTACCTTTCCACTTTCTACAGATATGGAATTGCTTCTCATATAATTTTACTTTAGTAAGTCTTTCTTATTTGTATGATACTCCTGTAGAAGTGTATATGAAGGATCATAAGTTTTATAAAGGTAATTACTTTGGAACTATTAACTGGGGGTCAAATGACATGAACACAGATCTTACATTATCTGAAGATCCTAAAGAACATAAGTCACATCATATTATTTTACTGGAGAACGGACAAATAGCTTTACAACCTAACAACAGAATCAAATGGTCTGAACCTAGTTTTGTAACTAAAGCTTTTCCAGAAAAACCAGATTACTTAGTATGTAATGAATGGTATAACTGTGAAGGATTTGAGAAGTGGAGTACAGAAGATTCAGAACGCATGTTCTATGATAATGAATAAATTATTATATTTGTTCAACAAATAAATAAATGTATGTCAGATTCAAAAACAATCCTGTCCTTAGTTGAGGCAGAAGGTGGAATAGAAGTCCACATGAGTGAGCAAGCTTATGATAACTTTGCTATAATAGGTCTATTAGAAAAGATTAAGATAGATCTATTGAACCGTCCAAATCCTATGGTGCATGATTTGAGAGCTGCTATGAAAACAGATGGTACACAGCAATATGACGCGTAACAAATAAAACCAATATAATGAAAAGTCTAAGAGGAAAAAGAATACTGGTAACAATACCAGAAACAAAAAAATCAGCAGTTGAGTTATCTGCTAAAGATGAAGAAGCAATAATGCAAGAAGCAATGAAAAAGTGGAGAAAACTTGAAATCTTTGCAGTAGGTGATGAGGTAGTTGATTTAAAAGAAGGTGACAAAGTTTATATTCAAACATATGCATTGGAAACTGGTGAAAAAATTGATATTGATGGAAAAGTAAAAATACTTGTTCCTGATAATTCTGTAGCAATAATATGGTAAACTTTACTGAAGAGTCAGAGAATTTATACAATAATGAATTGTACAGAAAGTATAATACAATAAATGCTATGGAAAAATCATATGCAGATAGACTATTAGATTATAACAGACCTAAATATTATGGTGGAGCAGGAAATACTTATGAGGTATTTAATGTATTAGAAGCTTGGGGTTTAGATGAAGACTTTTATCTAGGAAATGTTATAAAGTATTTAGCACGAGCTGGTAAAAAAACTTCTACTAAAAAAGAAGATTTACAAAAAGCTTTAGTATATTTACAACGAAGGATTGATAAATTATAAGTTATGAGAATAGTTGCAATTATAATCATGTTCACTGTTATTGCCATGTTATGGGCAATAGCACATATATTATATAAACCTGTATATGATAAAATATCACAGCAGTATGTTATTAATGAAGATGATTTTAAACTTGCAAATATTTGTATTACAATTATGCTAACCCTTGCACTAGTAATCGGCTTACTACTATAGTCTGTGTTTCTTTCCTTGTTTCTAGCAATACAGCAAAATGATCCTCAGTTGCAAAACTGGGGATTTTTTTGTATATTATACTATGACAGAAATCATTGAACAAGGTGAGCTAAGTTTACTTGGTACTATACTAGCTACAGGTAGTACAGCTTCATTATCTACTAAAGTAATAACAATGAGATTTTACAATCCTTTAGCATATGTACTTACTATAGAAAGATATGACGCAGTATCAGCTACTAGTGAAGTATTATATGAATTTAACCTAGCAGCTGGTGACACAGTTAGTGATAGTTTTACATACGCACTAAAAGAAGGAGACAAATTAACTGCTTATTCAAATATTTCAGGAACAACATATTATATTTACGGATTAGACTATGCAACTAGTTGATAAGAATGGTAACATATTTGGCGGTGGGATAGAAGTAACTGGTCCAGATGGTAAACCAAAAACTATTGGAGGTGGTGGTGGTGGTTCACCTACAGGTCCAGCCGGGGGTGATTTATCAGGTACCTATCCTAACCCTGGTGTACTATGGGCTAATGGTTTACCCACTTATGACTTACAGTATTATCCACTAAGTTTAAATCCAGCAGGATATATTACAACTACAGCTCTGTCAGGTTATTTAACTGCAGCTACTGCTGCAAGTACTTATCAAACTATTTTAACTTTAACTACATCAGGATCTACAGGACCTGCGACTCTAATTGGATCAACATTAAATATACCACAATATAGTGGTGGTGGTACTGATTATGAACGCAAAAGTGATTATGTGTATCCATATCAATATTCTGGAAGTGCTGCTGTAGGAACACCAGATTCTGGAATATGGGTCATTAAAAGAATAGATTTTACAACCCCTGGTTCACCAGTAACTTTGCAAGCTACAGGCGCATGGACAAATAGATACTCATTAACTTATACATAATGGAAACAAAAATAAATATAGCAGCAGGTCAGATGGAAAATGGTTTGTTTAGCTTAGTAATAAGTAAAATAACAACAGTAGAGGGAGAAGAACCTATTAGAGAAAACATAATTAAAACTGATTTGTCTGTAGAAGATCTTAAATCAGAAATTAATAAATTATAATAATGGCTGTATATAGAGCAGTAGCAAATGGTAATTGGTCTAGTTTATCTACTTGGCAAGATAATTCTACTGGAAGTTTTGTAGCATCTACAACTCTACCCGGAGCTGCAGATAATGTCTACGCAAATAACTTTACAGTTCAAGTAAATGTATCATCAATAACTATTAATTTATTATCTAATAACCTAATAACAGGAGTTAGTAACCTTGGAAGATTTGAGCTTGCAATAAATTGTAATATAACTTGTTTAAGTGGGATTGAAGGTCAAATTTCTACTGCAGGTGCAATAAATAACCCAACTAGTGCCACACTTTATGTAAAGAGTGCAGTAACACTTTCTATAACGGGTGATATGTATTCAGGTACCCAGGGAAGATATGCTGTTGCATTTGATGCAACTTCAAATGTAACAATAGTTGGGAATCAATATGGTAGAATTAATGTAAATACTACAGCAGCTTTACTTAATACTGGTAGTTCTACGTTTAATATTATAGGTAATCAATATGGTGGTTCTGGAAGTACTTCAAACACATCTGTTGGAATAAATAATTTAGGAAGTGCTAGTTTTATTATAACTGGAAATCAATATGGTGGAGCTAATACAACAGCTTCAGGAATAACTACAACAGCAGGCAGTCTTATTATAACAGGTAATCAACAAGCTTCATCTGGCCCAGCTATTATATTATCTAGTACAGCTTCAACTTTGTCAATTATTGGAAACTGTTATGCAGCAGCTAATAATGCAATTATTGTAAATTCTTTTAATTCACAAGTAACTTATCAAGGATCAATATATAATGTATCTGGGGTTACTGCAATTTTTTCTCCAAAACTATTCTTAAATCCTTTTCCAAATACTGTTTATCAGTTTCAAGATTACTCTGGAGTGACAAATACATTATACTCTCCAGATTCATTTCCAGGTACACCACCTACAATAGATGTAAAAAATGGTGTAATTTATGGTGTTGGTGGTTCACTAATAGGGCAATTAGATGTACCACCACCATCTGCAGTAGCAGTAGGAGTACCTGTAGATGGAACATTTGGTACAGCAATGATATCAATAACTGATATGGGCGCATTACTTGCATCATATAATATATAAAGATTGCATATAGATTTATAATTAGTTTGTTATTTAAATAATTTTTTGTATATTATAGTATATTTAACTAATCAAAAAATACCATGGACATTTTAAATTTTATATACTGGTTACGAAGTAGACGTGTAGTAACTTCTGTTGATCCTACTAAAACCTTAATACCAATCGGTATTAAAGATGATCAAAGAGATGATGATTTTTTAGCTGCAGGTATATCTGTTCAAAATTTTTTAACTCAAGTTGGTCAAGGTCAAGTTGGTCCACAAGGACCTGTTGGACCTCAAGGTTTACAAGGTATACAAGGTATAACTGGAGTTCAGGGAGCTAATGGAGCACAGGGACCTGTTGGTCCACAGGGTGCGCAAGGACTTCAAGGACCTCAAGGATTAATAGGACCTCAAGGATTAACTGGAGCAACTGGTTCAGCAGGAACTCAGGGTGTTACAGGTCCTCAAGGAATTCAAGGTCCAGCCGGTGCTGTTGGTCCAGCTGGATTAAATTGGCAAGG